ACTGCGAATCCTGAATCTCGGGATCGCCAACAGTATCGGCGTGCTGACCGACGACTCCTTCACCCAAGCCAACCCCCCCATCGTGGTGGGCAACGCTACCGCACAGGTCGATCAGACGCTTTCCGGCGTACTGAGCGGCTCCGTCTGCTTCGCCCGTGGCGACGCTGGCGGCGGCAACAACTTCATCGGCGGACCCATCGCGGTCGCAGCCCTCACCGATGTGGACGTCCTCGGCGTCTTCATCAACTCGGCGAACGGCAACGCCTTCGAGAATACGCCCGGTACCGCTAGCGGTAAGGGACCGTACATCTCGGGGCAGGGCAGTTACGGCAACACCCTCTTTGAGGACACTGTCCTCACGGGCGGCAACGCTGGCAACGCTCTCACGGCCTACGCCGTGGCGCAGAACCTCTACGCCTCTCACAACGGATACCTCACCAACTGCCTCGTGGCAGACATGGCGGCGGCTTCCACTGAGCAGCTCTGGCACCAGGTCGACATGTTCGCGGCGGCTTCCGTCGTGGGTGATGCCGATCTGCCCACGCTGATTGGCGTAGTCAAGATGGTCCCCGATGCCGTCCAGGGCGACCTGGTCTACGACCAGCGGATCTAAGGAGATCACATCATGAGCGCAACCAACGCAGTCAAGCAGCGGATCATCGGCGAGTACATCAAGACCCCTCAGGGTCGTGCCAAGCTCGCCGCCTCGATGACCCAGCCGCTCCGTACCCGCCGTGACTACGCCGCCGTGGGCCGTAAGACCTTCCTGGTCGAGCAGCTCCCCGATGGCGCACTGCCCATCTACGACAAGGACCCGGACATCACGGCATACGTCGTGGGCGAGGAGGGCCAGAACATTCTGGCCGTCACCAAGCCCCGTCGTGTGATCTTCCCGCTCTTCGAGATCGCCTCCAACCCCGAGATCCCGCTCACGCAGATCAAGGAACGTCGGTTCGACCTCATCGAGCGCAGCCAGGACCTGGGCCGTGCCCAGACTCAGGCGGCGGAAGACGAGCGTGTCTTCGCAGTCCTCGACGCCGTGGCAACCGCCGGCTTCGACTCCATGCCGGGTCAGCTCAACGCCGACATCCCCGTCATCGCCCCCATCTCGGGTGCTGTGCTGGCGGATGCCTTCGCGCTCATCGAGCGGCACGACCTCCGGGTCGCCCGTATCTACATGAACGCTCGGGACTACGCGGACATCCGCAAGTTCGGTCGCGACATCCTCGACATCGAGTCGCAGGCAACTCTCCTCAAGACGGGGCTCCAGGGCGTCATCTACGGAGCGAACGTCGTCACCAGCCGCCTCGTGCCCAACGGCACGGTGTACCTGTGCTGCGAGCCCGAGATGTTCGGTCGGATTCCGGTTCGCACGGAGTTGACCGTCCTCTCGGCGGACGACCCCAAGCGTCGGATGATCGGATTCTCGATCTTTGAGAATTTGGGTCTGGGGGCCTACAACCCCCGCGGTCTCGCCCGCCTGACGGTCACGCGCTAACCCGCTGACCTAAAGGGTTTCGGACTCTTTACAACCCCCGGCGGCTTCGGCTTCCGGGGGTTGTTTTGTTTTGGGCTGTGGTCCTTTACCCCACCTAATCCGGTTGAACTGGTCTTAGGGTCGGTGTACGGTTGGTTTCCAATTACCGGAGACGGGGCCAAGGGTATGGGGAATCAGTCGAACAGCTGGGTGGTGCGAGCCGGGTTAGATAGGGATGGGCTTCAGGAGATGTACTTGAGGTTGTCCGATGTGGCGATCGGAGCCCAGTATGGGGTCTCAGGTGTGGTGGTATCCCGAGTGCGGCGGCGGTGGGGCATCCCAACGATCACTTCTCGACAGAGAAAGGATGCGTTGGAGGGTCGGGTCTTGAAGCTCGAAGACCTGACACCTGTTCAGTTGTCCAGCTTGTATTCTCAGATGGGTGACCGAGCCGTCGCGTCCTTGTATGGGGTGTCTGCGCCAGCGATCCGAAGACTGAGAAAGCAGTGGGGGATTCAGGCCATTTCCAAGTCGGAACGAGCCACCTCGACATCGGGTTTCACCGAAGAGCAGAAGGAACTCTGCATAGGCACCTTGCTGGGGGATGGGCATCTTTTGAGCCGGGGTGTTTTGAAGGTCACCCACAGCTCAAACCAACTGACCTATCTCCGTCGTTTGTGGGGGCAACTAGCCCCCCACGTACTGCCCCTTTTCTATGAAGAGAAGAGGATGCCATCAGGCAACGTGGCTTTCGCCTTTGGGTTTCGCAGCGTCCAGCACGTCTGGTTGAAGGCCCTCAGAGACCTGTTTTACCCGCAAGGGCACAAGGTGTTTCCCGAAAGCATTTTGGAGGACTTGTCCCCCCGTTCACTGGCGTACTGGTACTGGGATGATGGCCACCTGGACTCTGGGTTACCTTCCATTGCTCTAGGCAAGGTATCTCAGGAGGAGGCTGAGCGGGTTGTGGAGCAGGTGGGTGCGCGTTTCAACCTCGACGTCTACCTAAAGCCCCAATCAACACCCTCGTGCCAACTGCTAGGGATCAGAGCACGATCAACGGATCCTTTCTTTTTCCTGATTCGTGAGCATGTGACCCCAGACCTGCTCCACAAGCTGCCCTCAAAACACAGACCCTCGGGTGTTATCCAGAAAGTACCCGTGGTGACGCGGGCACCTGTGAAGCTCCCAAAGGGGCTTCGGGATCGATGTCGAGGGTGGGTTGGTCTTGGTGAGAGCCAACAAGCTAGCTTGTTGGCAGAAGTGGCTGCATTCTGGCAGGGGGAGGGGTTCCCTCATTGTGTGCCAAAGCCGGAGGAGGTCTTCGCACTGCATGCTGTAGAGCAAGATCAGGTGCTTCAAGGGGGTGTACTCAAGCCCCGGCAGGTAGGGCAGGCGACTTGCCATGCGTTCCACCCTCATATCTGGGAAGCTCGGAACCATGAAAGCAGGATGAGTCCCATGGACTTGTTCCAGGACACAGAACAGCTGCAACGTGCACTGCGAACCACATTGGACTTTGGTGGGGTGCCAGAGGCGGCACGGGTTCGGTCTGCTCTGCGCTACTACCGCCGTTCCGGCGTGTATAATTTCCGGCCGGCTGTTGCGAAAGTCCTGGTGGACCGTTTTTGTTGTCCTGGTGGGGCTGTCTGGGACCCTTGTGCAGGCTATGGTGGTCGGATGTTTGGAGCCCTCTTGTCGAGGTCACGGCCGACCTACATCGCCTGTGAACCTCAAGCGGAGACCTTTGCTCGACTACACCTGTTCCGGGATTGGTTGGATACGTTTGTCCCTGGGTCGGCTGGGCGGGTAAATCTGCATGAGGTTCCGGCTGAGGAGTTCGACCCGCCTGATGTGGATATGGTGCTGACATCCCCTCCCTACTGGAAGAAGGAGCGCTATGGGGAGGCCGGTACTCAGTCGGGGGTGCGTTACTCAACCTACCCTGCATGGCTGGCTGGTTTCTGGAAGCTCGTCATCGAGAAGGCTGTTCAGGCTCTCCGTCCAGGGGGTTGGTTGGCGCTCAACGTAGACGACTTTCGGATCGGAAAGACCTTGTACCCCCTGATTGAGGACACGAGATCCTTGGTGGCGGAGGCCGGTCTTGGGGATCCTTCGGAAGTCCTTTCGTACGCCATGCCCATTGGTAAAAATCAGGACAACGCTGAGGTGGTGCTTTGCTGGGCCAAGGGGGGTACTACCCCTGATCTTTCTTCGGGAGAACCTGATGAGGAGATCGGGGTCGCGGTATGCGGGGGCTGTGATAGCGCCTTCTCTGTGGTTGTCCTGAGAGGAGGGTTGTGTCCGACCTGTCGAAAACCCAAGCACATCATCGAATGTCGAGGGTGCGGGATGAGATTTGAGCCTTCACGGAAGGCCCACCTATTCCACGACAAGGCTTGCCACGCTCGATGGCGGCGTCGCCGTCATCGGATGATCCACCCCCCAAAAGAGACCCGTCGATTCGTTTGCCAGGCCTGTGAGCAACCTTGGGAAACGAAGGCGAAGGGGCACTTCACTCTATGCCCTGTGTGTAAGGAGGCTCGGGAGGTTGAGGCTAGATCCAAGGTGTGTGCCTATCGCCACTGCGGGGTGGCGTTCACGGACACCTCAGTGAAGAACACGATGAAATTCTGTCAGCCTAAGCATCGGAATCAGGAAAAGAGGCTGCGGTTGCTTGGCCCTGGTTGAGGCGGGCGTCTTGTCGAGTGGGGGGTCCACCACCCGAGACGGCGGGGTAGGCCGGCTATCTAACGAGGTAGTCATGGGCCGCAAGAGCCGAGAGAAGAAAGCACGGCGGAAATGGAAAGAGCAACTTTCCATACCACCTCCTCTCATGATGATTCCGACTGACCACACGGCCCCGTGGACCCACCAGGACAAGCTGTATTTCAGGGAACACCCTGAAGCGGTGGCCTATGCACGCCCCGTCCTGGGGGCGGAAGAAGGGGAGGATCTCCGAGAAAGGCCCGGATATGCCCTGGTGCTTCGGCACCTCCTGGTGGAAGGTCCAGCGGAAGATGTCGGGGTGCTGGTTGTCCGTTGTTCTGGGGGGAGGGTTCGGTCGTTTGTCCTTCGACGTGACGACGAATTCTACATCCTTCGACTGGAATCTCTTCAACTTGAACTTGTGACGGATGCTGTTGTGTTGGACATCCAACGGGCTGGGGAGGATGCCCTGGATCCACCCCAAGGCAGCAATCCACAATTCGACTTTTGTGGGAAGTGTAAGCAGGAACTTCCTGATGGCGGGGTCGATTTCATGTTTGATGAGTTGCTCAAGGAGAACTTTTGTGGGGTGTGTGCTCAAGAGAGCCTCGAAGCGGGGAAACAGCCAACGCACATAGGTATCAAGGCACCTGGAGGTGATCACAAGGATTGGCCCCTAGAGGTCCAGGCCCGCTTTGAACAATCTGTGGCTTTCATCAAGACCCTGAACTTGCCTCAGAAGTTCAACTACAAGCAACGACAGGGGATCAAGGCTCTGGCAGACCTAGAGCTTTCAGGGGATCTGAATTGAATTGGGAGGTAGTCTGTGGGCGCTAAGAAAGTTCTGAGTATCGGCATGGACCAGCGTTTGCTGGAGATGATGGAGGCAGCGGGTTCTATGACCCCGGAATTGCGGATCTCTCTGGAGACGTATCACCAGCTTTTTGAGGGCCATCCTGAATGGCCGGGTCTGTGGGAGGGCCTAAAAGCGGACCAGGGTGACGCCTGGGACGAATGGGCTTACATGGAAACCAGTATGGAAGCCGATGGCTGGGTGCATCGGTTCAAGGACCACTGTGGCGGTGCTCTGGCTTTGTACGCCCGTGAGGGGTACGACCCCCGTGTTGCACATTAGAGGGTGGTCTGACGATGGCCGTCATCACAGTGTTGGATCGCACATTCCCAAGCAAGAAGGCACTCTGGGAGCATTGTCAGAAAATACTCCATGCGGCTCCTCTGGGAACTCTGCTAACTGGGGCGGAAGCTGGTCTGATGGAAGCTCTGTTGCAGAGACATCGCCATGCCGACGAAATTCTTGGGGCAGGGATCGCTGGCGTGGTGGTGGAGCTGGACTCCTATGGAGGCCGCCATTTCGAAGTTCGACGCCTTTCGGGTGAGCAGAGGGCTTACAGTTACCGGAAGACCATCTACTCGGTCAGCCCTAAGTCAGATCGACGCCAAAGGGCTCGCTCAGCATTCCGCGGGGCTGTGTTCGCACAAACCGATGAATGCAAGGCGCAGGCCACGGGCCAGATGTGCCCCATGAGCGGCCGGGTGTTGCGGCGGCAAGAGGTCGATGTGGACCATGTGGGGAAGCCCTTCAAAGAGATCCTGGTGGAGTTCCTGGCCTTGGAAGGATTGGCCTTGGAGGAGGTGGATGTGCTGGAGCACCACGACACCTTTTCGCTCAAGGACACCTCCCAGGAGGTGCGGTGGCAGGAGTACCACCGCGTTCACGCTTCACTCCAAGCTGTTCATCGGGACGCCCACCGGGCGAAGGAGGGGGCTGAGATTCGACCCCTCCACCAAACGTACCTCAAGGGAAGCCACCGTCACCGGACGCCGCCTGTGGTGATGGAGGACGATGAAGATCTCGACGAGCTTCTGGCTGGGATCTTGTGACAACCCCCGCGGGGTTTCGGACTCTTTACAACGCCTCGGCGGCTTCGGCTTCCGGGGCGTTGGTCGTTTCGGGGTCCAAAGGAGGTAGTGCGGGCGGCATCTGCCAATGGGTCACCTGGAGCTTGGTGTATTGGTCGAAGCCATCAACGTCCCAATGTCCTCCGTCTAGCACGGCTGTATTCACCCAGCGAGCGTTCATCGCCTCGTCCCACACCACCGCTACGACAATTTGCTCATTCGGAGGGAGCGCCTTTTCAACCGGAACCCATTCGTTGCTTTTGTTGCTCATCTTTTCCTGCGTTTGGTCGTTTTCCTATTGGAAGTCCCAAATGAGAGAAGCCATCGAGGGCTTCCTCGACGGCTTCATCTTGAGACGGTGGGTAGAATCACTTCATGGGCTCCTCCTGTTCCAGGTTGCGTTTGCTGTGGGCTTCGTTGTCCACACCCCCACTACGCAGTCGCCCCAAAAGTTGAGCCCTCCAAAAAAGATCAATGAAGGGGCTCAAGTTCTGCAAGTGGTCCGTAGTGGGGGTGAACACGGGTGTAAAGCCCAAGGAGAACTCACATGACACGCCGCTTGATCCTGACAATGCTCGCCTCCCTACTGGTAGTCGGGTGCATCAACCTCGAACGAGAAGACCCGTCCATGGCCAGCCCGGATGGCAGCGTCACCCTGCACCTGGATGGCACGCTCGAAGCCTCTGTGGGCATCGACCAAGGGCAGCCAGATGTTGGCCCAGTCGAGACGAGTGAACCCGATGCCTTCGTAGTGCCCCCCGATGGGCAGCTGGATGCGCAAGAGCCAGACCCCATCATGGATGTGGGTACCCCGGATGCGCAAGAGCCAGCGGCGGACATAGCGGCGGACACAGCCCCTGATGTGGGGTTCGACCTGGGGTTCGAAGTCGAAGTAGTCGAGCCAATCCTCGACACGTTCGAGGCGGACACGTTCGAGGCGGACACGTTCGAGGCGGACACGTTCGAGGCGGACACGTTCGAGGCGGACACGTTCGAGGCGGACACGTTCGAGGCGGACACGCCAGGCCCCGGTCCAGACACGGTGATGCCAGATGCTGGGTCAGATGTGATTGCAGAACCCGAGATCGTGTTCCCTACCCCCATTACCTGTGGGGATCCCACCGATTGTTGGGACCAAGGTCAAAATGGTGGTCAAGGGGAGTGCATCGGTGGTCTTTGCATCCAGTGCCTGAACGACACGCAATGTTTAAGCGCTGGCTCTACCTGCAGCGCCGAGGGGATGTGTTTCGAGTGCTTGACCCACAACGAGTGCGCACCGACAGGGCAAGCCTGTATTGCGGGGAAATGTAAGAGCTGTACGACTTTCCCGGATGATAAAGTGTGTCCATCCCTCTACCCAGATACCCCTGTTTGCTTTGGGGGCGCAGTTACCGAGTGCATCGAAT